GATGGCCTGCTGGTTGAGGTTGAGTGCGGTGGTCATGGCGCCCTCACGCTTGCAGGGCAGCGGCGCTGCCGTTGCCGCTGATTCGATTGGCTGCGGTGGCCTTGTGCGTGCGCTGCACGGCCTGCTTTGGGCTTCCGCCGGCGGCACGCAATCCAGCATCAAACGCGGCTTGCAAGGCGCTCTTGACACCCCAGACGCTCACGTCATGGAAGTCCAGGCGGTCACTGTGCTGGGTCACCAGCGTTTCGATAAACAGGTGGTCCAGGGCAATCGATTCGAGCAAGAGCTCGATCTCGTCCGGGGAGAGTGCGGTGGTTTGCTTGGGTTTGGCCATGTGTGGCTCCTTGGTGGGTTGCTTGTCAATCGACATCCGCATTCACGCGCTGTGCGCCCCAGAAGCCAAGCGCTTTTTATTCCCGGGTGATTCACTCGCCTTTGCATGAAAAACCGCATACAGGAGGCCACCCACTTGCACTGAGTAGATCAACACATGGGACTGTCCATTCGCGCCTATGCGCGCCACCGAGGCGTGTCGCACGTGGCCGTCAAGAAGGCCATCGATACCGGGCGCATCAGCCAGTTGCCGGATGGCACCATCGATCCGGTGGTGGCCGATGCCCAATGGGCGGTCAACACCACGCCGACCCGGCGGTCGGCGACTGCTGAGGTCAGGGAGACTCCGCAGGTTCCCGTATCTGCCCGCGAGATTCCGCAGGCTTCCGCACGGCCACCACGGGAAACGACTGAGCCACCCACCCCGGCGCTGTCCTCCGGTGGCACATCGCTGCTGCAGGCCCGCACCGTCAACGAAGTGGTCAAGGCGCAGACCAACAAGGTGCGCCTTGCCCGCCTCAAGGGTGAACTGGTCGATCGCTCACAGGCTGTGGCCCATGTGTTCAAGCTGGCACGTGCTGAGCGCGATGCCTGGCTTAACTGGCCGGCACGCATCTCGTCACAGATGGCCGCTGGGCTGGGCGTTGATCCGCATGTCTTGCATGTGACGCTGGACGCCGCCGTGCGCCAGCAACTGCAGGACCTGGGCGACTTGCAGCCCAAGGTGGACTGATGAGTGGATTGATGATGGAAGAGCTTTACTACGAAGGCTGGGACGCCATCGAGCGCGCCTGGCGTGAAGGCCTCACACCCGATCCGCTGCTCACGGTCTCCGAATGGGCCGACAAGCACCGGGTGCTTTCCAGCAAGGCCGCCTCCGAACCTGGCCGCTGGCGCACCAGTCGCACACCCTACCTGCGCGAGATCATGGATGCCTTGTCTCCCATGTCCCCGATCGAGCGGGTGGTGTTCATGAAAGGTGCCCAGGTGGGCGGCACCGAACTGGGCCTGAACTGGGTGGGTTACGTGATCCACCACGCCCCGGGACCGATGATGGCGGTGTGGCCCACGGTCGAGATGGCCAAACGGGCCTCCAAGCAGCGCATCGACGCGCTGATCGAGGAAAGCCCCGCCATCCAGGAGCGCATCGCCCCGGCGCGCAGCCGCGATTCGGGCAATACGATTCTCGCCAAGGAGTTCCATGGCGGCGTGCTGGTGATGACCGGTGCCAACAGCGCGGTGGGCCTGCGCTCGATGCCGGTGCGCTACCTGTTCCTCGATGAGGTCGATGGCTACCCGCTGGATGTGGAAGGCGAAGGCGACGCGATCTCGCTGGCAGAGGCGCGCACCCGAACCTTTGCGCGGCGCAAGATCCTGATCGTCTCGACCCCGACGATTGCCGGGGCCAGTGCGGTGGAGCGCGAGTTCGAGGCATCGGACCAGCGACGCTACTTCGTGCCGTGTCCGCATTGCGACCACCGCCAGTGGCTGCGGTTTGAGCAACTGCGCTGGGAGCGCGGCCAGCCCGAAACAGCGGCCTACATCTGCGAAGGCTGTGGTGAACCGATTGCCGAGCACCACAAGACCTGGATGCTGGACAACGGCCAGTGGCAGGCCTGCGCGCCAGAACAAGCCGGACGCACGGCAGGGTTTCATCTGTCCAGTCTCTACAGCCCGGTGGGCTGGCGCAGTTGGATCGAGATCGCCCGGGCCTGGGAGTCGGCGGCGATGTCTGATTCCCGCTCGGCGTCGGCCATCAAGACCTTCAAGAACACCGAACTGGGTGAAACCTGGGTCGAAGAGGGCGAAGCGCCGGACTGGCAGCGTTTGTTGGAGCGCCGGGAGGATTACCGCATCGGCTCGGTTCCGGCTGGTGGGCTGTTGCTCACCGCCGGTGCCGACGTGCAGAAGGACCGCATCGAAGTCTCGGTCTGGGCCTTCGGGCGCGGCAAGGCCGCCTGGCTGGTGGAGCACCGGATCCTGATGGGCGACACGGCGCGAGCCGAAGTTTGGTCAGCATTGGCGAAGCTCATGGGCGAGACCTGGACCCACTCCAGCGGTTGCCAGCTAAGCCTGGCGCGCCTGGCGCTCGATACCGGATATGCCACCCAGGAGGCCTACGCCTTTGTACGCAGCGTGCGCGATGCGCGGCTCATGCCGATCAAGGGCATTGCTGGAGGTGCGGCGCTGATCGGCACCCCCACGGCGGTGGACGCCACCGCCAGCGGCAAGAAGCTGCGCCGAGGCATCAAGGTGTTCCCGGTTGCGGGCGGCATCGCCAAGCTGGAGTTCTACAACAACCTGCGCAAAACCGCCGAGGTGGTCGAAGACGGCATCACGCCGATCTACCCGGCCGGCTTCGTGCACCTGCCCAAGGTCGATGCGGAGTACCTGCAACAGCTCTGCGCCGAGCAGCTGATCACCCGGCGCGACCGCAACGGATTTGCCCACCGCGAGTGGCAAAAGATGCGCGAGCGCAATGAGGCGCTCGACTGCTACGTCTATGCCCGAGCGGCCGCAGCGGCGGCGGGCCTGGATCGGTTCGAAGACCGTCATTGGCAAGAACTCGAAAAACAACTCGGCGTTGGCCCACCGCTCAACGCCCAACAAATCACAACCCCCGAGGCCACCCAAGAGCAGCAGTTCGACGGTGGCCTCAGCACTTCTGGCAGCACGCCAGCGCCCGCACGGCGCGTGGTGCGCAGCCGATGGATGACTTGAGTGAAAAAATAAGCATGACCTACACACCAGAACACCTGCAGGCTCTGCGCGAAGCGCTGGCCAGCGGCGAGCACCGTGTGACCTACGAGGGCAAAAGCATCGAGTACCGCAGCGTGGCCGATTTGAAGGCTGCGATTGCGGAGGTCGAAGCCACTATCGCTCGTGAATCCGGCGCACCCAAATCCCGCCAGATCCGTGTCGCCACGAGCAAGGCACTCTGATGGCCTGGTTCAAAAATCTGCGTCGCCGCATGTTCGGTGGCACGCCGGTCTATGACGGCACCGGCGGCGGGCGGCGCGCCCTGGCCTGGATGCCCAGCAATCCCGGTGCGGTGGCAGCCCTGTCGCTGGCCCAAGACGAACTGCGTGCCAAAAGCCGTGACCTGGTGCGGCGCAACGCTTGGGCTGCCGCCGGCATCGAAGCCTTTGTGGCCAACGCGATCGGTACTGGCATCAAGCCGCAGAGCATGGTGCAAGACCAGGCTACGCGAGAAGCCATCCACAGCCTCTGGTGGGACTGGTGCGAGCAGGCCGATGCAGCAGGGCTGACCGACCTCTACGGCCTACAGGCACTGGCCACTCGCGCCATGCTCGAAGGCGGTGAAGCCCTGGTCCGGCTGCGTTACCGCCGCACAGAAGATGGTCTGCCGGTGGCGCTCCAGATCCAGGTGCTGGAAGCAGAGCACCTGCCAACAACCATGAACCGCGATCTACCCGGTGGCAACGTCATCCGCTCCGGCATTGAGTTCGACCGGCTGGGTCGCCGGGTGGCTTATCACCTGTATCGCTCGCACCCCAACGATGGACTGCTGGCACCGATGTCCAGCAGTGCCGGCGGCGGTGGCATGGACACGGTGCGGGTGGATGCGAGTGAAGTCATCCACCTGTTTCGCCCCTTGCGTCCCGGCCAGATCCGGGGCGAGCCGTGGTTGACCAGGGCGCTCGTGAAGCTCAACGAGCTGGACCAGTACGACGACGCCGAGCTGGTCCGCAAGAAAACCGCC